TGGAAAGTTTGATGGTGAAGTAGCTCGTAGAGTTTGTAGAATCATCAACAAATGGTATCGTCAAGATGTCCACCAACCCACAGAAGAGGAAGTGCGATGTGAGCGTGTCCGTGAAGTGCTTTTGGATGAAATGATTCATACTTATCTTTTGGCAGGCAATACTCTTATGTTAAAGAGTCAAGGGCTGCCATCTGGAGTAGTAGTAACAGCGGACATAAACTCATTGCAAAATCTTTTGTATTTTGTTACGGCCTTCCATACAATGAAAGAGGAGTTTGGCAAGGATGCAGAGCTTAATTATTTTGAGGAAGTAGAGAGTGTTTTCTATGGTGACGATCATGTGATTGCCCCATCGAGAAGAGTGAGAGAGTGGTTTAACTTCACCACCGTGCAGCGCTATTTTAAAGAGCACAATATAGGTTATACTGACGCAGCAAAGTCAGGAAGAGATGTTGCTCCATTGGAAAGTCTCTTGGAAACAACCTATCTTAAACGAGGTTTTAAACCGCATGAACAGGATGCTAGTCGAATTCGCGCTCCTATTGATGAAGTAACCATCTTGGAAGAGATTAATTGGATACGGAAAAGTGCGGATGATGTGGCAGCCTTATATCAGAATCTGGAAACAGTGAAGAGAGAGGCATACCAGCATGGCGAGAGTTTCTTTGATGACATAGTGTCTAAGATCAATAAGGGTATCGACGAATTGCAAAGCTTGGATTTGCAACATGAAAGTTACTCTGTTTGGGAGATGCTAACCCGTGATTATGAGGCGTTCGACAGGCAGTGGAATGAGCAGTTTATAAACTAAGTTTATTAATTTTGAGTGAGTGTTGCCTTTGCCGGCCGTGCTCATGAAGTTCATGATTTCAGCTCGAAAGAGTAGGATCATATTTTGGATTAAACCAAGGAACAAGCCTTATTTTCAGTGAGAACCTGCGGATGTTGTAGACGTACAAATGTTGCTAAACATTTTAAGTTATAGCAACATCCTCAGGGGCTCATTGATTG